TCCATTCTGGTCGCGTTCCACAACTCCGGGTACTTGCCGACCAGCGGGTTGCCGCGCAGGACATGATCCAGGCTCGACTTTTCGGCCTGATCCGCGAGGTTCTCGGTGGCCCAGATCGGGATGTCGAGCGCGATCGCCAGCTCCTTCAGGGCCGAGCGCGGCTGGTACATGTTGACGGTGCCGAGCCGCGCGACCCTGCCGGCCCCGTGCTTCCGGCGCAGGTAGTCGAAGATCAGATCGCGATGCTGATCGGAAAAATCGATGTCGATGTCCGGCAGGTCCGGACGGTTGACGTCGATGAAGCGTTCGAACAGCAGCCCGTAGGGGATCGGGTCGACCGTCGTGATGCCGAGCAGATAGCAAACAAGCGAGCCGCAGGATGAGCCGCGCGCCGGCCCCACCAGCATGCGCTCGCGCGCCCAGCCGACCAGATCCGCCACCAGATGGAAGTAGTCCTCGAAGCCCTTGGCCTCGATCAGCTTCAGCTCGCGATCGAGCCGCTCCTGATAGATCGGATTGTTCAGATCGACCCCGAGCGTATTTGCGCCCAGCTCGCACATGAGGTCCAGCGTCAGGATCCGCTCCGGCTTGAGCATGGTGGCGCGCGGCAGCTGTGCGGTCGACTGGATCAGAACAACGTTGCGGGCCTCCATGGCCTCGTAGGGCAGGTTCAGATCCAGGTCGAAGTCCCTGGCAAACGCCATCCATTCCTCCGGCCCCATGACATGCTGGGCGTAGGACTGGGACTGCGCGCGCCGGCCGCACACCAGCTCGTAGAGCCCGCGATCGCGCGCGTTCGGAAACCTGTTGTTGCAGACCGCAATGGGCGCGTGCCCGGCCTCAAGGGCCAGCTTCAGCTGCGGGCGTGCGACGCCGGGGCCGAGCCCGAACCACAGCCCCGGCCGGGGTTGGAGGCTCCCGGCCGGGGCGCGATGTCCCATGATGACGTTGACGGCAGACGCTGCACCGACAGCCTGATCGATGGTCAGCAGTGGTTCATAGCGGAATTGCCCGGTCGCCACGCCAATGAGACCGTGCAACGGCACGACGCTATCACGGGCCAGGAAGGTCCAGTAGTCGACGTTGGGCTTCTTGGCGCCCGGATCCTCCGATACCGCCAGCTCGACACCGAAGACCGGATCCATGCCGGCCTTCCTGGCCGCCGCATCCCACTTGACCCAGCCGTAGGTGCTCGCGGTGTCGGTGATCGGGGCCTGATCGTATCGGTGATGCTGCAGGACGTGGATCACGTCGTCGATCTTGCCGGCGGCATGGCGGAACGAGTAGCCGGTGCGGATGCGGGCGCTCATATCAGCTCCCTCCTGATCAGCTCCCTGTAGCAGCGCAGCAGCGCCTTCACGTCCGTCATGGCGCGGTGGGCGCCCTCGAAGTCCTCGTTGAACAGCAGCCGGTGCAGGCTCGCGAGCTTGAGCCTGTGGCCCTGGATATGCTCGGTGGCCTCGACGGTGCAGATCCCCTTCGGCCACTTCACGTCGGCGGTGTCCGCCCGCCTGAACTCGTTCGACACCATGTGCAGGTCGAAGAACAGGTTGTGGGCCACGACGACGTCGGCCAGGACCAGCAGGGCCCGGATGGCGGGCGCCACCCGGGAGAACGGCGGAGCGTCCTTGACCATGTCGTCGGTGATGTTGGAAACCTTGCTGGCTTCCGCCGGGATCGGGATCCCCGGATTGAAAAACCAGGAAAATTCCTGCTCGTCGTTCAGGTCGTCGTCCCACAGGATTGCGGCGAACTCGATCACGCGCGGCTGCTTCTCGATCGGCACGATCGAGCTTCTGGGCAGGCCCGTCGTCTCGGTGTCGAAGATCAGATGCTTCATTTTTCTTCCCGGTCTTTTTCCGCTTCCATGCCCTTGAGCAGGTAGAACACGCACTGGCCGCGCACGGTGCGATGGCTGGCAAGGGCCTGCCTGCAGATCAGCTCGTAGGCGTCGTTCGGAACGCCCATGAGGACCTGCGTTCTTTCCTGTCTGGCCTTCAGCCTTTCCTTGATCCTGCCCTTGATCATGTTTCCCCCGCCGGCTTGATGGTGGCCCTGCGCCCGACAAAGATGCCGAGCTTCTCGTATGCGATCTGCTCGCCGCGCCTGAGCTTCTCGCGCACGAAGGCCTTCAGGGTGGAGTGGTGGACGTCCTGCTCGACCCTGACCTGCAGGCCACGGGCCTGCAGCTCCTGGGCCACCGCAAGGGCCTTGTTGTGCTCGCGCTTCTCGAATTGCGCGACCACCTGGTTGCGGATCAGCGCCTCTCCGCCGGACTGCTCCAGGACGATGATGCCGGCCGCCCGCTGCACCGGATCCTTTGGCAGGGATCCCTGGATGTAGTCCTCGACCGACACCGTCGATCCGTCCGTCAGCCCGAGGCTGGCAAGGCCGGCCTCCAGCATCAGGCTCGGCAGCTGGTCGAAGCGCATGGCGTTGAGCTGCGTGCGCATCCTGTCCAGCTCCTCCTCGCCCATCCGGATCATGTTCTCCAGGTGGACGGCGGAGGTCGCGATCCGGGAGATCTCCTGCAGGGTGGCCGGCGCCGCCACCTGCGGCGCCGAGAGGATGCGCTCGTTGAGGTCGTCGCCCATCACAGCGGACCCTCGTTGCGACGCTGGCGCGGCGGGTCGTCGTTCCAGGGCAGGTTCGGCTCGCTGTCGCCTTCGCTCATGTCGCCGCGCACCTTGCCGCCGGCAATCGCCTCGCGGAAGCCGAGAACGTCGGAGAACAGCTTCTCTGCGTCGGGCAGCTCGGACAGCAGGGGGCCGCGCTCGATCTTCCACAGCATCCATGTGCCCTTGGCATTGGACGTCGGAACGGCCGACAGCCCGTAGGTGCGATAGAAGAACGGCGGCTTGTAGATCCTGCCGTCCTGGCCGGTCGCCTCCTCGTTGACCATGTAGGTGGTGAGGCGCTTGGCTTCCTTCAGCTGCGTCGACGCCATGGGGATGAATGATTTGCGTCCACCCGCCGTCAGGTTGAGCACATAAAACTCGGCCGTTTCTGCGATCGTGTTGCCGTTCTGCAGGGTCGGCTTGCCGTCCTGGCCGGGGCGCGCATTGCTCATGATCGCATTGGTGGTGTGCTGGCGCGCAATGCCCTTGCCGACAGTCGGCGGCAGCCATTCGTTCCAGACCCTGGTGTAGTGGGCAACGACGATGCTGATGGCCGGCCATCCCTCGCGCATGCCGACGTCGTAGATCTGCCCGACGCGCGCATCCGGGTCGTATTCCGGCCTGCCCTGCGCAACCTGGGGCGAGAGCCCCTGCAGGATGGTCAGGCGCGGGATCAGCAGGTCGTCGGCCGTGATGTTCTCGTGGCCCGCGCCCGCATGCTGGCGCATGAGGCTTTCGATATTGTTGGATGAGAGTACGGGGGTGCTGGTGCCGGCAGTCGCGGGCACGATCTTCTTGGCCATGGGTTTCCCTCCGGGGGACGGTCCCGCGCCGCACCATGCGGTCGCCAGGACTGCGAACAATATGCGCCCGATCGGCTCCGGGCGCAAGAAAATAAAGCGCAGCGCTTTAACCCGTTGAAATTCCAGGCGAACAAATTCTGCAAAAAGGGCTTGTCAATATGCTGGCCAGCCCTTATCTGTGGGTTGCGGCACTGATGAGGAGACGAGAGATGAACGCGCCGACCAATGCCGAGGCCAAGATCATCCAGCAGGTCCAGAAGGATGGTTGTCTGCCTGCTCGCAGTGACTGGCGCACCATCAAGAACCTGCAGGATAGCGGCAAGCTGTATTTCGACGACAAGCGCGGTTGCTATCGCGTCAACACTCAATCGGAGTAACCCAGATGACCGAACCCATCTTCACCTTCGAGCTGACCGCAGAACAGGCGGAAGACCTGTTCGACTGCATCAACGTCGCGAGCCTGCACTACGCCCACAAGGCGGAAGACATGGAGCGCACCATCGCGTGCTCGCACGACTGGCGCATCACCAGCCAGGATCGGCTCAAGGCCTACGAGGACAGGCGCGACCTGTTCTCCAAGCGCTGGGTGGAGTTTTACCAGCTCATCAAGCCTGTCCGTCAGGCCGCGAAGGGAGGTGCGAAATGACGTACACGGAACAGCGCATTGCTGCCACGCGCAAGCGGGTGCAGATCCCTGCCTACACCGACAGGTGGATGATGGGCGACCGCTACGGCTGCGTGATGAAGGTCACCAGGACCCGCAAGCAGAACGGATCGCTGCCCGCCGAAACCGAAATCGCGATCGTGTTGCTCGACAAGTCGGGCAAGACGGTGCGTGTGCTGCTGGCCGATTGCACGGAGGTATAAGGTGTTTGAAGCGGTTCTCGTTGTCGTCCTCTGGATCCTGTTGTTCTGGTCATTCATCATGCTGCCCCTCTACGGGATCGGCTGGCTGCGGCGCAAGAACAGGCAATGGGAAAAAGAGCGAAAAACCCGGGACGAATTGGAGCACTACGCCAACTCTCCCGCGATCGATTATTATGCGGACTGCTTCCCGAAAAACTGGGACAAGATTTGAAAAAAGAGCTGGCCAGCTCTTGACGGATTAAAGGGCTGCCCTTATATACATCTTGTCGGCGGCAACGAGGAACGACCAGGATGAAAAAAGAACAACTGATTTTTGTGCGCGGGAAGTGGGAAATCGCCCGCATCGAAATAAACGATGCAACCGGCGTGCGGCAATGGATACGCCGCGACCTGTCATGGATATGCAAGGAAGGCGACGAAGCGGCCCGCATGGACCTGCCTGCGCGGCCCACCACACAAGGGGAGTAATCAAGATGTCCAACCTCACCTCCACCATCGACCGGCTCGGCATCGTCAACGCGCAGATCGCCAGGCTGGAAGCGGAAGCCTCCGCCCTCAAGGCCGTGATGGTCGAGGTCGGCCCCGGCAAGTACGAAGGCGACACCTACACCATCACGGTTACCGAGCCCTTCGTGCGCGAGGCCTTCGACAAGGTGGCCAAGGCCGCGATCGACGAGCTGGTGGCGAAGTCGTTCTCGACGCAGTGGGTCACGGCGCACACCGTCAAGACGCAGGTGAAGCCGTCGGTGCGCGTGTCGGTCCGCAAGGACATCGAGGTGGCGGCATGAGCAGGCGCCCCGACGCCGTCGCGCTCGACATCGCGCGCGCCCTGGCCGAGCCCCTCACGGGTTTCGACTTCGACGACCTGCTCGATGAGCAGCAGGCCGAACTGATCGCGGCGGCATGGGCCGCCATGAATGCCCTCCCTTCATCGACAGGAGCCTGACATGAACCTCCCCGGATACGACAGCTGGAAGACCCGCAGCCCGGACGGCGAGCGCACTGCGCTCGACGAGGCCAAGGCCCGCATCAAGCAGCTGGAAGATGCCATCGCGGACATCATCGAGATGGCCGACGAACAGGCAGACGTCGACGACGGCATGCCGAACCTCGCCATGCGGATCCTGGTCGCGGCGGAGAAGGTGCTGTGAAGGTCCTGGTCGGCTGCGAGCACACCGGAACGGTGCGACGCGCGTTCCGCGAGCGGGGGCACCAGGCATGGTCGTGCGACCTGCTGCCGGCGAGCGACGGGGAGACGTTCCACCACTACCAGGGGGACGTGCTCACCATCCTCGACCAGGACTGGGACCTCGCGGTTTTCCACCCGGACTGCACCTACCTGACCAACAGCGCCGCATGGGCCTTCACCAATGGCCCATACCACCAGAAGGTCAAGGCGGGCACGCTGGTGGGGGCAGCCCGCCGCAAGGCGCGCGAACAGGCCATCGATTTCGTCTGGCTGCTGCTCAATGCCCCGATCCCGCGCATCGCCATCGAGAACCCGATCGGCGCCCTGTCGCGCGCGATCGGCAGGCCGCAGCAGATCATCCAGCCGTGGATGTTCGGAGCCGACGCCAGCAAGGCAACCTGCCTCTGGCTGAAGGGGCTGCCGCCGCTGGAGCCGACGCAGATCATCGAGCCGCGCAACGTGCGGGGCCGCCCGCGATGGGCCAACCAGACCGACAGCGGACAGAACAGGCTGTCGCCTTCCGGCGACAGGTGGGCGAAAAGGGCAGCGACATATCCCGGCATTGCGGCTGCCATGGCCGAGCAGTGGGGAGGCTGAATTGTTTTTTCAAAAAAGGGCTTGTCTTTTTTGGAAAGCCCTTTATATGTGGATTGCGGCCAGCGAGGCCGCGCCCGAAAACCAGGAGCCTCCCATGACCTTCCAGATCATTCTCGTGAACGCCATCGAGGAAGGCCCGGTCCACACCTCTTCCTCGCGCCTGCCGAACGCCTACGAGACACTGGCCTGCGCCCGCGCAGTGGCGAACCGGATGACCGAAGCCGGCTGGTGCGACTGGGCGCGCGTCGTCGCCTGGGGCACCAACGATCTGCCCGTCAGGTTCTGCACCGCCGACAGCTTCGTCGACGACATCGCGTTCTGAGCTGCCCTTTTCACCCTTCGAGCAACCCTGGAGCCCTGCCATGAACCTCACCGCCCAGCAGACCGCCTTCGTCGACACCGTCGTCCGCCAGGAGCGCAACGTCGCCCTGATCGCGCGCGCCGGCAGCGGCAAGACCTCGACCATTCTCGCGGCCGTCGATGCCCTGCGCGCCAGCAGCTCGACCCTGACCGTCGCGGTGTGCGCCTACAACAAGGCCATCGAGGTGGAGATCTCCGCCAGGCTGAAGCGCAACGGCCACACCGACTGGAAGGTCACCGGCGCCCAGACGGCACACGCCATGGGCTGGGGCCTCGTCCGGTTCGCATTCCGCAACCCGAAGATCGAAAAGAACAAGGTGCGCGATCTGGCCTACGCCATCCTCGACAGGGAAGGCCCCCAGGATCACAAGGGCACGCTGCGCCAGTACGGATCGCAGGTGCTGGAGCTGGTGTCCAAGGCCAAGCAGGAAGGCGTCGGCTTTTTCGACGACCAGCCGATCGGATCGGTCGACACCTGGGCGCGCATCGCGGAGCACTACGACATCAACGGCCTGAACGAGACGGACGCCGTCGAAGCCGTCATCGCCGCCGCGCAGCACCTCTACAAGCTGTCGCTCGCGCAGACCGACGTCGTGGACTTCGACGACATGGTGCTGTTTCCGCTGGTGAAAAACCTGCGCGTCAAGTTCACCAAGGACGTGATCTTCCTCGACGAGGCACAGGACATCTCGCGCGCCCGGCAGGCCCTGGTGCGCAAGTTCCTGACCCCGGGCGGCCAGCTGCATATCGTTGGCGACGACAGGCAGGCGATCTACGGCTTCAGCGGCGCGGACGCCCAGGCGCTCGAAAACATGATCGAGGCGCTCGACAGCGTGATCCTGCCCCTGACCGTCACCTTCCGCTGCCCGAAGGCGGTGGTTGCCCTGGCGCAACAGATCGTCCCCGACCTGGAAGCCGCCGACGACGCGCGCGACGGAGAAGTGTCGAAGGTCGACATCGCGGAGCTTGGCCGCATCGCGTTCGTTCCGGGGCAGGCGATCCTGTGCCGCAACACGGCGCCGCTGATCGCGGCGGCCTACTCGCTGATCCGCCGGGGCATCGCCGCCAAGGTCGAGGGCCGCGACATCGGCATTGGCCTCGCGAAGCTCGCCCGCCGCTGGAAGGTCGAGCTGATCGAGGACCTGCTGCCGCGCCTCGAAGACTACCGGGTTACCGAGATGCAGAAGGCCGTGGCCAAGGGTTCGGACGCCAGGGCGGAGCAGGTGGCAGACAAGGTCGACACCCTGGTCGAGATCTGCACGGCCGTGCAGAGCCGTGGCCAGCACACGGTCGACAGCGTGATCGGCTTCATCGGGGACCTGTTCGGGGACGACGTCGACCCGAAGGCCTGCGTGACGCTGGCGACCTACCACCGCGCCAAGGGCCGCGAGTGGGGCGATGTCTTCCTGGTCGAGCATCACGCCCGCTGCCCCAGCAAGGCAGCCCGCCAGCCCTGGCAGCAGCGCCAGGAAAGCAACCTGGCCTACGTGGCCTTCACCCGCGCCATGCGCACCCTGACGTTCCTGGGGTGAGAGCCCCTGCCGGCGGGGAGGGGCTCGCGCCCCTTCCCGCCTGCTCAAAACCTGCTCAAAACCTGCTCAAAACTGATCATAACTCACCGGAGTACCTCACATGCAGAACGCACTTGCTGGCCAGCACCTCCCCTCCCTCACGCGGGATGCGTGGTGTAGTCAATTCATTGATTTGGCTAGAGGTAAATTCCTGCTCGCCGGAAAGCCCCTGCCTGACAAGGTCCGGGCTGCGATCTGCCCGCCGCACAGGGCCAGGCAGAAGTATATCGGCCTGTGCTGGTCCGACGCCGTGACGGAGGACAACGGCCGCGAGATCTGGATCACGGCGGCGGAGACGGACCCGGTGCGGGTCGCCGGCATCATGGTCCACGAGCTGTGCCACGCAGCCCTGCCGCACGCCGTGAAGCACGGCAAGCCGTTCAAGGCCCTGGCGACGTCGCTGGGGCTGGAAGGCCCCATGAGGGCGACCACGGAGGGTGCGCTGTTCCGGACGCTCTGGGCGGACGTCCTTGTGCGACTGGGACCCCTTCCAGCGGCGAGGTTCACTGCCGGGATGGCGGTGGACTACCGGGTGCAGAAGACGCCGCGCATGACCAACGTGTCGTGCGGACAGTGCGGCTTCGTCGCCAAGGTCAAGGTCGAGCAGATGACCTGGGGGCGGCTGGTGTGCCCCGTCCACGGGGAAGAGCTGACGACACCGGCAGAGAGGGGAGGGTAACGGGGTATTTGTTTTTCTACCAACAGGAGACTGGATTGTGATCGAGGCCTATTTTTACTACTTTGGACTTTTTTTGACCTGGACAATTCCCCTGCAGGAACAGGAAGATCCACGGAGGTAAGGTAAAATAGTATCCGAAATGAAGATTGTATTCGTATGTACACAAAAAAAAAAAAAAAGAGAGAGAGAGAGATTTAGTTAGGAGACTTTACCAACGAGCAAAAAAAAGCATTTTTGACCTTTTTCATAAGCCGTTGATTTATCACAAAATGCTGCGTATGCTGTTTTCCGCTTCCCGCAATGAATTGTGGAGAGAATTATGCACAACTTACAGGTCCCACCGTATCGGGTGCCCGAACGTGACTTCCGGGCATGGCTCAAGCCGCAACTTGCCGGTATTTGGTATTCCTTTATCGAACCCACGGTTGGATCGTCGACCGGCATGCCGGATGTCCTGTTGGCGCTCCCGGCATGCCGGGAATACCTGCCTGTGGAACTCAAGATCGCGCACGTGATGCGAAAGGAACCTGGGCGGATCCGGGCGGAACACATACGGCCGGCGCAAATCAACTGGCATGCCAAGGTGGCCGACTTCGGCTGCTGGTCCTGTTTCCTGCTTGGTGTGCCGCAGCATGACGGTGGCTTCGAGGCCTATGTGTTGACGTCCTGTGGTTATGGGATGCTGCGCAACTGGCGCCTGGGCTGGTCCTTGGAGGATCTGACCTGCGTCACGGTCGACGGCAAGCTTGACCTCAAGGGATGGGAGCGGGCCATGGAGCGCCTGCGGACCTCGCGTGGGCTGGCTGACCCGCTTTCCGAGACTGCGACCCGCAAGCTGGAGCGCATGAAGAAAGCCGCATCGCTCTAAGACATCCTCGCCAAGCCACAGAGATGGCCGCTGATGCGATAAAAAGGGCTGCCCGCTAGGGTGCATGCTCAGGCTGGACAAACGCACCAGCGGGCTCTAGAACGCGAAATGAACATAGTTCAGATCTAGCGGGAGCTAAGAATGGCCCGCCGGGGCAGCCCCAAGCTGTACAAGGGTATGCCGTCGCTCAATCCAAAGGGCCGGCCTCCCGGCCCAACCATGCCCACCATTATCCTGCGCGATGCCTATCTGCTCGCGGCCCAACAGGCCGGCGGCGGCGGCGATACAGGCCTTGTGAATTATCTGGCGGAAAAAGCAAATACGCATCCCGCTGCGTTTTTGTCCGGCCTCGCGCGCGTGCTGCCGCTGCAGATCGAGGCCAAGGGTAATGGTCACGTCACGATCGAGATAATCAAGCGCTTCGATGATGCGCCAGGAAGCGGGGCAAAGCTGATCAATGGACACGCCAACGGGCACAAGGATCCAGCTGCCGAATAAATGGCGGCCCAGGGAATACCAGAAGCCGCTGTTTCATTATCTGACCGGCGGCGGAAAACGCGCGATAGCCGTGTGGCACAGGCGTGCAGGCAAGGACGACGTCATTCTGCACTGGACCGCGATCGCTGCCAGCGAGCGTGTCGGCGGCTATTGGCATTGCATGCCGGAATACGAACAATGCAGGCGCAGCATCTGGAACGCCATTAATCCCCACACGGGTTTAAGGCGCATCGACGAGGCCTTCCCCCACGAGATAAGGGAGAGCACCAACGAGAGCCAGATGATGATCCGCTTTCATAACCAGTCCACGTGGCAGCTGATAGGGTCCGACAATTACAACGCACAGATGGGCGCGAGCGTCGTGGGAATAGCCTATTCCGAATGGGCGCTCGCTCATCCCGGAGCCTGGGCATATCATCGTCCTATTTTAGAGGAGAACGGCGGCTGGGCCGCGTTCATCACGACGCCGCGCGGCCGTAATCATGCCAAGGCCATGTACGACATGGCGTGCGCGACGCCGGGATGGTTTGCCGAGCGGCTGACGGTCGCGGATACCAAAGCCCTTTCGCCCGAGCAGCTCGAAGGCAGCCTGAGGGAGTACCAGGCCCTGTTCGGCCGCGACGTCGGCACCAGCCAGTTCCAGCAAGAATACTACGTGGATTTCAACTCAAGCGTGCTCGGCGCGTTCTACGCCCTGGAGATGCTCGACGTGCGCCGCGAGCGCCGCGTGTCGGAGCTGGTGACGGCGGATCCCGAGCGGCCGGTGCATCGCGCCTGGGACATCGGTGTGCGCCACGACACCGCGATCTGGTGGTTCCAGATGGTCGGCGGGCAGCTGTTCATCCTGGACGTCTACGGCGCCAACAACGTTGGCGTCGAGCACTATGCCGGCGTGATCGAGGCGCGCAGGAAGACCTACGGCTGGAGGGACGGCAACGACTACGTGCCGCACGACGCCAAGGTGAAGGAATGGGGCATCGGCCGCACCAGGGTCGAGAGCATGCAGACCTTCGGCCTCAACCCCATGCTGGTGCGCGGCGCCAGCAAGCAGGACGGCATCGAGGCGCTGCGCCGCACGCTGCCGCTGTGCGTCTTCCACCCGCGCTGCGAGGAGGTCGGCCTCGCGGCCCTTGAGCAGTACCACCGCAAGTGGGACGAGGAGCTGAAGGCCTACAGCAGGGAGGAAGAGCACGACTGGACGAGCCACTATGCCGATGCCGCGCGCTACATGGCCTTGGCCTGGGAAGCGCTTCCTGTCATAAAGGCACCGGAACCGAAGCGCACCGGCTGGTTCATCCCTCCTCCAGACGACCAGCCCATCGTGCGGCGCTACGAGGGCATGAAGCTGTGAAGGAACACGACGACATCAAGGCCCTGGCCAGCGCGGTCAAGATCGCGATCGACGGCATGTACCCCGGAGCCGGCGTCGAGTTCATGCTGATCCTGGTGGTGCCGAAGGGCGAAGACGAAGTCACCATCAACACCATCACGGCAATCACCGATCCCGCCCAGGTCGAGCAGATCGGCAGGCATCTCGCGGACATGGCGCGCGCGCAGGCTGCAGCCGCCGGCCACCTGTTCGACGACGACAGCACTGTCGAGGGCCACGCATAGGAGGCCGGCATGGTTTCTCTTGCCATCAATGTGCTCTGGTTCCTTATCGGCCTGATCGTGCTCTGCGGAATAATCTACCTTGCCATCTGGGTGATCGAGAGCTTCGTGATCGCGATCCCGCCCAAGGTGAAGCAGGGGATCTGGGTCATCGTGCTGCTGCTTGCCATCATCGCATTGCTGGGTGCAATGCTCGGCGGTGGCGGGTTTCACCTTCCCGCGCTCCGGGGGTGAGAGCCAAGTGGATCCGCTCCCGCCCTATCCGCCACCCCCGCCTTCCATCTGCAAGGGCTGTTGATAATGGCTTCCGATCTTCCCTCAAAGGTTGCATCTCCGGTATCCGGCCAGATCGACGAGGTCAACGTCTACACCGAGCCGACGAATGCCAGGGTCTGGCTCGACATGATCATCGATGCGGAACGCGCCTTCGAGGACTGGCACGCCAATTGCGACAACATCGACAAGGAATACGCCAACCTGGAGCGGCTTTCCTCCGGCACGCGCGCCAAGGAATTCCAGATGTTCTGGGCCAACATGCAGGTGCTGGCGCCGAGCGTCTACGCGCGCCCGCCCGTACCTGTGGTTGTGCCGAAATTCAAGGACAGGCGCCCGATATTCCAGGCCGCGAGCGAGGTGGCGGAGCGCTGCGCGATCGTGGCCTTCGACCTGTCCAGCATCCACAACTCGCTGCTGCTGGCGCGCGACGACATGGTGCTGCACGGCAGGGGCGCGTTGTGGCTGCGGCACGAGCGCGCCAGGGACGGCAAGCCCGAGAAGGTCTGCATCGAGCACAAGGATCGCAGAGACTTCCTGCACGATCCCGCGCGCAACTGGTACGAGGTGCAGTGGGTCGCTGCAGCCAGCTACCTGACGCGCGAGGAAGCCAGGAAGCGCTTCGGCAGGTACTCGGGAGACGCCTGGGACACGGCGGAATACAAGATCGATCGCGAGGTGCGCGACGTCGGCGGCGCGGACGATCGCGAGCGCGCCAAGATCTGGGAAGTCTGGCACCGTGGCCTGGGCAGGGTCGTCTGGGTCAGCGAAGGCGTCGACGTGCTGCTCGACGACGCGCCGCCGCACCTGGAGCTGCAGGGCTACTTCCCCTGCCCACGGCCGGCCTACGGCACGCTGCAGCCGGGATCCCTGGTCCCTGTCCCGGAAGTCCTCTACTACCGCGACCAGCTGCAGGAGCTGGACAAGCTCACCGGGCGCATCCATGCGCTGTCCGATGCGGTCGAGGTCAAGGGCTTCTATCCCAGCGGCGGCAACGAGATGGCGGACGCCATCGAAGGCGCGCTGCGGTTGAAGTCCAACGGCCGCGTGCTGGTGCCGATCAAGGACTGGGCCGCGTTCGGCGGATCCAAGGAAGTCATCGTCTGGATGCCGATCGACATGATCGCAAACACGATCAATGTGCTGGTGACGCTGCGCAAGCAGATCATCGACGACATCTACCAGGTGATGGGCCTCTCCGACATCATGCGCGGCGCCACCGATCCCAACGAGACGCTCGGCGCCCAGCAGTTGAAAATGCAATCCGGGAGTGTCCGCATCAAGGACAAGCAGGCAGAGATCGCGCGGCTGTCCAGGGAATGCGTGCAGATCACGACCGAAATCATTACCGAGAAGTTCAGTGACGACACCATCATGCAGATGAGCCAGACGCAGCTGCCGCGCAAGGCCGAGCACTTCATGCAGCTGCAGCAGAAACAGCAGGCCTTCCAGCAGCAGGCGATGCAGGCGCAGCAGCGCATGCAGCAGCTTCAGGCTCCGCCCCAGGGCGGCTCGCCGGGCGCACCACCCGGAATGGGCATGCAGCAGGGCGGTCCCCCTCCCGGAGCACCCCCGATGCAGGCTCCGGGAGGCCCACCCCCTGGCGCCGATCCCACGGCAGAGATCCAGGCTGCCCTGCAGCAGGCGCAGTCCGAGCTGGAGAGCTTCGCGCAAAAGCCCACCTACGAGGACGTGATGATGTTCCTGCGCAGCAACCGCGCGCGCAACTTCGTCCTCGACATCGAAACCGACAGCACCATCCAGTTCGACGAGCAGAAGGAGAAGCAGTCCCGCGCCGAGTTCCTGCAGGTGCTGGCGCCGATGCTCCAGCAGGTCGGCGCCATGGTGTCGGCCCTGCCGACGCTGGCCGGGTTTGCCGGCGAGATCCTCAAGTTCGGTGTCGCGCCATACCGTGTCGGGCGCCAGCTCGACAATGCGATCGACGAGGCCGTCCAGACCATGATGGCGGCTGCCGGTCAGGCCGGGCAGGGCGGTCTGGGTGGCCCGGGCGACAAGAACGACAAGGACACCGCAGCCAGCGACGCCATTAAGGCCCAGGTCGAGCGCGAGAAGCTGCAGTGGCAGACCCAGGAGAACGAGAAGGAAAGACAACTCAAGATCGCGGAGCTGCAGATGAAGGGCCAGCTGGAGATGCGCAAGCTGGAGCAGGAACAGCAGATCGCGCGGCTGGAATACGAGGGCAACGAGAAGGAGCGTCAGGCGAAGATCATCCAGATCAACGCCCAGATGCAGCGCGACGCCCAGAAGGGCGCGATCGACCAGCAGAACAGCCAGATGAAGATGGGCCTGGACGCCCAGAAGCAGCGCATCGTGCAGCAGGGCATGCAGGAAAAGAACGCCATGACGCGCGACCAGATGCACATGAAGGCGCAGGACAACGTGCTCAACCGCAACATGAAGGCGCAGCAGTTCGCACAGAACCAGCAGAACAAGCTGCGGTCGCCTCCATGAGGCAGGACCGCACCACCGTGATCAGCCTGATGGTGCTGGCTGCGGCGTGTGCGGTGCTGGTGTTCCTGTTTTCGACCGGGAGGCTTGGATGAGGCAGAAAGAACGTCTGGAGCTGATTGCCAGGGTACGCAAGGAGGCACGCGACGAGCTGATGGCCGAGATCCGCGCCAGGGAAAAGCTGGAGCGCGAGCAGCTGGAAGCCCTGCGTCGCCGGGATCTGGCACGCGAGCGCAGGCGCCAGGAAGCCCAGCACAAGGAAGCCGTGCGCAACTTCGAGCTGTACGATCGTACCTTCGAGCAGATATCGCAGGCCGAGACGGAACTGTTCCAGAACAGCCCCGCCTTCCTGAAGTACCAGCAGCTGCGCCGGTCCATGGGCGACAGGAAGCGCACGCACGGGCTGCGGAACGGCAACTGGAAGGCGCCGTGACATGCCCTACCACGGCGGGACACCGATGGCTGCCGATCCGTCCATGCTGATGGACCGGCTGATGAAGAACGGCTACTCGCGCGCGCAGGCGGCAGCCATCATGGGCAACCTGCAGCGCGAGAGCGGGCTCGCCTCCAACAGCGTGAACAAGGACGAACAAGCCTATGGCCTGATGCAGTGGCGCGGCGACCGCTTCACCGCACTGCAGCAGTTCGCAGCCGCAAGGAAGGTCCCGTGGACGGACCCCGCCACCCAGGCCGATTTCATCGCGCACGAGATGCGCACCACCGAGAACCGGAACGCGCAGGGCTTCCTGGCCGCCCGGAACGTCGACGAGGCGTCCGCCGCCCTCAAGCCCGTGATCCGCTACGGAGACAAGTCCGGACCCGAGCGCGCCATGCATGCCCGCAATTTCTTCGGGCAACCCGGAAACGACCAGAATGTCTTCGGCGCACAGCCTTCCGCGCCGCAGGCGCCGGCTGCCGCTCCGGGCCCCTCAGCCACACCACCCGGGGCGCAGCCGGCTGTTTCACGTGAAACGCAGCAGCAGCTGCAGCAGCAGTATTACGACGACCGCAACGACCGCAACCGCAGCAGCCAGCGCGGCCTGAGAGGAGGCATCTCCAGTCTTGGCGACCTTGGCGCAGCCATGATCACGCCAAGGCAGCGACCTGGGGAGCAGGCTCCCATGACCGGCCTGCAGCGGCTCGGTGCCATGTTTGACCGGAACTCCAGCTTCCCCCAGCAGGCGCCTGCCGCTCCGACAGCAGCTCCGCCGGTCGATCGCGGCGCATTGGCCGCAACCGTCGCCGGGCAGCCGCCCGCAGTCGACATGACATCCCACAATCCCGTGGCCACGGCGCCTCCCGGAGCCCCCGAGCCGCCCCGCTTCCCTGGCGGGGTTCCGCAGCCGCGATCGCGCCCCATGACCGGCCCCGGCATGATGGAAGGCGACGTCATCGAGCAGCGCGACGCCCTGGCATCCCTGGTCGATCCGAGAACGGGGTTCGATTATGGCTGACCGGGACGAGCTGACCCTGGCTGACATGGCCAACCAGATCCCGGATCCGCGCACAGCCGCCGATCTTTATCCGGAGGCTCCGGACCCCTTGCGCCTCACGGTCCGCCCGGCAGGGTTTGCCGCCCCACCGAACGACCTTGCCGAAGGGCGGCCGTGGGGCGCTCCCGATGCCGAAACCGGGAGGCCGGGACGGCTGTTCGAACCGGATCAGACCCCTGCCCCGCCCCGGCGTGCGCTGCCGTGGCTCCCGCGCACGGAGCAGCAGCTTGGGGGGCTTGGCAGGGGGCTTGGAGCCCTGGTGGAGGGCGCCAGGGACTGGTGGAACGCGCCGCCGGCACCGCCGGCCGCGCCCAATCGATCCCCCATGGGCGCCCCTCCGCTTGCAGCTCCGGGACCGCAGCGCGGATCCTTCGCGCCGGTCAATCCCATGGCCGGCGTCCGCCCGGACCGCTACGACGTGCCGAAGGATCCTCCGCTTGGCCTGCGCGCGGCTGGCGGTGTCGTCGACATGGCCGAGGACGTGCTCAAGATCCCGAGCCGCTTTTTCCAGGCCGCCAACGTCGAGAGCAACCCCGGTTCATCCTGGCAGGACGTCGACATGGCTCGCCAGCAGCAAGTGAAGGCTGCGGCTGACGCCGGCATGAATATCGCCGGTCCTGGCCTTGTCACTGCTGCCGCGCGCCCTGGCGCCAGTGCCGGCATGTTCGGCGGCAGGCTCGCCAGGACTTTCGATCCGATGAAGATGAAGCTGGCCGAAACCATGGAGGCCAACGGTCTGCCGGCAAACCGGATCTGGAGCGAAACCGGATACATGCGCGGCGCCGACAAGCAGTGGATGCACGAGATTTCGGATCTTGGCGCCTACTACAAGGGCGACATCGACAGCATGGCGTCGAAGATCTTCGACCAGCAGAACCCGCAAAGAGCCGGCAAGTATGGTTCTCCAGAGAACACGCTGCGCAGCCAGATCGCCAAGCAGGATGCCCTGCTCAAGGTCCAGGGCAAGGCTCCGATCTTCCTCAAGGATGTCTGGCACCATCCTGCGTTGTTCGAGGCCTATCCCGAGCTGCGCAACATGCCGGTTTCGCATGACGCCTTCATGCAGGCGTCGGGCGGCTACCTTCCGCGCACCAAGGATCGGCCGGCCTCGATCGTTTATCGCGAGGAAGGATCGACAAACAAGATGGCGCGCGGCCAGACATTCGACACGCTCTTGCACGAGGTGCAGCACGCCATCCAGCAGATCGAGGGGTTCGCGCGCGGCACCAATCCGGCTCCGCAGACGGCCCTGGTGAAAGGAACCGCTGCAAATGAAATCTACAACAAGCAGATGCAGCAGGCCCCGACGATCCTGACTCCGATGCAGTACAAGAGCTATTACGACAAGCAAGGCGTCGTTAAATCCAGCGCAGATTACAATAACTACCTGAAAAATGCCCAGAAGGATCGGGAAGATTTTCAAAGACAGGCCCGGATTTTTGCTGCCGAGACGGCCTATCGCAAGGGTGCCGGAGAGGGGCTGGCAAACCTCGTCATCGATCGCAAGGATCTGACGGCAATGCAGGCTGCCGGCATTTATCCTGCCAGCATGATGAAGACGCCACTGGACAAGCAGAAGGTCGAGTTCAATGTCCTGACTGGACCTAACCCGGATCTGCAATTCCAGTTCGGCAGCGTCCTCAATCCGACGCCGCGCGAGATGCAGGCTTCCGTCCGTCCGAGCCCGCTGTTGCGTCCTCCGGGCAAGACCATGAAGGAGCCCGCGTGGCTCCCGGTCAAGCCGACGGTGCTGGATCCGCGCCGCGTCTTCAGTCCCGGCGTGTATGAGAACCCGCGCGTTGTCGCGGAGAAAGCCGCCGAGAACGTCGCCGCCGAGCACCCTGCCTTGAAGGAGCTGTTTGGCGTAACGCGCGCCGACCTTTACGACATCAGCCAGCAGGGCCGTCGCAAGGGCAACATGGAGCCGGAGATCCACGCGCCGAAGAAGCCCGGCGAGTCCTACGTGGCCGAGGGGTTGGCGACACCGCAGAACGAGCAGCGCATCCTCGACACGCTGGCCGAGGGACTGAAGCATCGCGGCCTGCGCGAAGGCATGGTCCCTTGGTACGTCATGGACCCGATGTTCCAGCACATGGTGAAGCTGGTCGGGAAGGAACAGGCAATCAAGGACTACCAGCGCTTCAACGCGACGACGGCGCCGTTCTCAGCGTCATCCGACGTGATGACGGAGCTAAATCGCGGCACCGCCGCCAACATGTACGCCAAGCGCGGCGACTACGACACCTTCCACCGCTTCGCTGGCGCCGATCGCCAAAATCTTCCTCCCGGCTTCCCGGCTGACATGAGCGCCGTCGGCGGTCACGCCTACCACGCCATCCAGTCCGACCCGGTGGTGCGCTGGCTGCAGACCGGAAAGCACGGCTACGGCAAGGAAGTCGTCAAGATCCCGACCTATCACGCCGCTTCGGGGGTGCCGGAAACCGGCTTCCAGACGCGCTGGCCTGTCCCGGACGCGCACTTCGCGCGCGGCGTCGGCGCCGCCGACGTGCGCGACACCGCCAAGCCGGGTGTCGCGATGAAGGGCGCGGAGTATCGCTCCATGGCGCCGTGGTATCGCGAGAAGATCGCGGAGCCGATTGGCATCGAAGCCGTCCCGGCGCAGGCGCTGCAGTGGGGAACGATGTCGCGCGCGACCGGTGTCGACACCCCGATCGGCGCAGGCAAGCTGGAGCTGTTGTCGCAGCGCATCTGGGAACGCGCCAGGGAACTGGGCATCGACCCGAAGGTGCTGCGCGACCAAGTCCTGCGTGGCGACCAGCACGCAGTCGGTCTATTGACGGCGGGCGGGGCCGGCGCCGCCGGTCTAGGCTCCCTCGTCGACCCAAGCAGATACGAGGCACGCTGATGGCAGCCCCCACCACCAATCTCGACCGCACCATGACGGTGACGCTGGCGAACCCGACGCCGCCCACCAACAGTGTCGTGACCTATCAGGGCACGCCACCGACGCCGCGCGGGCTCGCGCCGGCAGCGATCACGGATCCTGATGCGCTCAACGCATGGCTCCTGGCGGATCCGCTGAACGGCGCCGCCGCGCCGGAGCTGTCCGGGCTGGCGGAGGCTGACGGCACCGAGATCTCGACGACGACGGGCAGGGTCACCGGGCACAGCGTGGGCGGCACCTACACCGAAGCCCCCAACACCAGCCACCCGAGCGGCACCAACCTGGGCGGCAACGAGCTGGTGACCAACGGCACCTTCGTGACTGCACCCGGCTGGACGCTGTCTGGCGGGGCCTCGATCAGTGGCGGCACGCTGAACTTCGATGGCACGGGCGCAGCGCAGGCCATCCAGACTGCCGCCGAGACAATCACGGCTGGCCAGTACCTCTACGAATTCGACATCACGCAGCACGCCGGCACCACACCGATCACGGTTGGTGTCGGGGGGACGACGGCAGTCGTCGCTGGTTCCAACGTGCCCGGTCATTTCACGGGCACGATCACGACTGCTGCGTCCTCCCAGATCGTGGGGCTGTTCTGCTCCACCAAGGTCGTGAAGCTCGACAACTTCACCGTCAGGCGGAAGCTCTAACCAGGAGGCCCACATGGCCAAGAAGCAGAAGTCCAAAGGCAAGAACTCCGACGTCGAGTATGACGACGATGAAGAGGGCGAATGGATCGAGGAGCAGGAGGCAAGCCCGGACGGACCTGCCGTCATGGCGGTTCCTGGCGCGGCCCTGCTGCGCACGACGACCTGCACGCAGGCCAACCCGACGCCGCCCACCAACGTGCCGGTGGTATATCAGGGATCTCCGCCCACCCAGACCGGGCTGGTTCCGGCCCAGGCTCCCGCTCCCGACGTGGCGGCCGCGAACATCATCCTGTTCTCTGATCCGCTCAATGGCGCGGTGGCGCGCTCCGCCGTCGTGATCCCGACGCTTCCCGCGACTGCACCGGCAGCGGAGCTGGCCGGCAAGGCGGAGTTTTCCGGGCTCACGTCCAAGGTCGATGCCGCCCACGGCCGACTGTCACAACGTGGTGTCGTGGCGCCGGCCTACAGCGAAACGCCCAACGCCAGCCACCCGAGCTATGGGACCTGAGCCATGGCCTGGGCAGTCGTGACGGCAGCCGGAGGCATTCCCGTCATCAACGTGACGGCATTGTCGCCGGCTCTTGGTGGCGTGGCAGCCACCGTGAATGCCAATGGCATTGGCACGCCAGTCTCGGTGGTGACGCCGCCGATGCCAGGAATGCCGATCAGGTTCGTGTCGGTGCCGCCATGAAGCTGGTCGAGATCGCACCCAACAGATGGCGGTTCGTGCGGGACACCATCCCGCCCGCCAGATCCGACCTGCCGCTTCCCTACGTGATCAGCGACGCGATGCCGGCCGCCGAGCATATCGACGGCCGGTTCTACGAGAGCAAGTCGGCATTCCGCGCCGTCACCAGGGCGCACGGCCTCACCGAGGTCGGAAACGAGAAGATGAAACCCAAGACGCGGGCGACTGCGGATCCGGCCGTGCGCCGGAAGCGCCAGGGCGACATCAAGACCGCGATCGAGAAGGTACGGGCAGGACACTATGAGCGACATTTCAACCGCGACGGCTCCAGACGTTCCAGTCACCCCGTCAGAAGTGACGATACCTGAACAAGGTTCAGCGGGCGGCGTCGGAGAGGTTGGCAAGCAGGCACCGGACAAGTCGCCGGAGCAGATTGCGGCCGATAACGCGATCGCGCGCCGCGCGTCGGTCGAGAAGGCCTTCGAGAAGGCCAAGCTGGCTGCCGAGGCCAGGGCCAAGGCGGATCCGAAGGACCTGGGGAAAACTCCCGGTGAAGAGCGGGGAAAACAGGCCAAGCCCGACCAGACAGAACAGCAGCAGCGGAACCGTGGGGAGCGCGGGAGGTTTGCCCCTGCGCAGCCAGCGGACACAGCCCCGGTCGAAGCTGGACAGCCAGGGGAGCAGCCCCAGCGGCATGCCCCCCTGCCCGAAACGGCGCCCTACCGGGAAGCCCCGCCCCGCTTCTCGGATGCCGCCAGGGCGGACTGGAATGGCGCCCCCGAGAGCGTGCGCGCCGCCACCACCCAGGCGTTCCAGCAGTACGAGAAGGGCATCCAGCAGTACCGGCAGGTCGCGGAGGCCTTCCAGCCCATCGCGCACTATCACCAGATGGCGGCCGACGAGGGGACCGACCTGCGGACCGTCCTGGACAACTACCGGGGCATGGAACAGAAGCTCAAGGGGGACCTGTTCGGCGGCTTCGACCTGATCACGCACAACCTTGGCTACAAGCACCCGGATGGCCGGCCGGTCACTTTCCACGACGTGGCATCTGCCTACCTGCAGCAGTCCCCCGAGCAGAGGGGGCTGGTGCAGCAGCGGAACAACGCCCAGGCCCAGCACATGATGCTGCAGGAGATCAAACAGGAGCAGCAGCGGCTTGCAACCGAATATCAACGGATGCAGTATCAGCAGCGCTACTCGATGTCGCTGGAGCAGATCAACAGATTTGCTGACAGCCATCCTGGATTTGATGAGAGGAGCGATCTCATCAAGCAGGAACTCGATCACGGTTATCCGATCGATATCGCGTATGACCGTGCGATGAAGCTGCGACCCGGCAACGGGTCAACACACGCGGCTCAGACCCGCAACACGTCGGCTCAGACCCGAGACGAAGTCGATCGCTCGATTTCAGGTGCCCCGTCCAACGGCACCACTGCCTCCTATCGGACCCAGAAGAAATCCGGCTCCAACAGGGAGGCTCTCAGCAACGCCCTTCGCAGGGTCAGAACAGGGGTCTAGCCATGGCAGTTCTCGCCAATCTTCAAGCCGACGTCCATTATCATCAGATACTCTCGATGGCGCTCGAAGACCGCTCGTCGAGCTACGAGGATCTCGTATCCAACAACAACGCGATGCTGGCCGTGCTGAGACGCAAGGGCCTGTGGCGCACCTACTCCGGTCCCCGGATCCGCCAGACGCTGCAGATCAACAAGCAGGACGCCCAGTGGTATTCCGGCTACGACCAGCTGCTCAACCCAGCGTTGGATTTGTTCAACGATGTATACTATTCCCCCAAGATGGTCGTCGTGCCGGTCATCCTGTCGATGCAGGAGATCCTCAACAACGAGGGTGACGCGCAGATCATCGACACCATGGAAGCCTACATGGATGCTGCCGAGCGCTCGCTCGAAGACACCATGGACGCCGCCGTCTACAGCAATGGCGCCGCCTTCGGCGGCAAGCAGCTGACCGGCCTCGCGGCGGCAATTCCCGAGCTGGTTGCAACCGGCACCTACGCCGGCATCGATCGCACCCAGGCCAACAACGCCATCTGGCGCACGACAACGTGGGACGCGAGCGCGCTCGCCGGCACCACGACACCGGGGCTTCCGGCTGCTCTCACCACCCAGGTGTCGTCGACCTCGATCCGCCCGATGCTGAACTACATCATGACCAAGCAGAGCCGTGGCAAGCAGTATGCGGACCTGCTGATCATGTCCCCGGAACACTACGCTGCCTATGACGCAGCTTGCGTGGCGATCCAGCGCATCAACAACGAGACAAGCATGGCCAAGCTCGGCTTCTCCTCGATCGAGTATATCGGAGGTGGAAAACGGGCAGAGATCGTGCTCGACGGCGGCATCGGAAGCAACATGCCAGCAAACACCACGTTCGGCCTCAACACGGATACGCTCCGCATCCGCTACAACCCCAACAGGAACTTCGATAACCTGTTCAAGGGCCAGGGCCAGATGCCGATCGACAAAGACGCGATTGCGCAATTCATCGGTTGGATGGGTGAATTGACCATGACCAATCCGATGTTCAACTGGCGCTTCGAGGACAGCAATCCGGCTGCATAAGGCCGGAAGGCCCGCTGGCCAGCACCTTGTCCCCAAGGTGCTGGCCCTTTTTGAGGGAGTGACGAATGGCACTGGGAGCCAGATCTGCCGGCGTGACGCCGTTTTTCAAGACGATTGCGTTCAAGAACGAGCGCAAGAGCATCGAGGCAGGGAGGCCGATCTTCGAGGACGTCGAGGTGTGCGAGATCCGCTTCGCCGGCTCGAAGGACTGCGGCGTCTATCGCAGCCACACCTTCTCGCACTGGGAAACCGACGAGGAAACCGGCGAGAACCAGCACTTGACCTATGCGGAGCACTGGCCGCGCCAGTACCAGCAGTTCCTGGCCAAGAAGCAGCAGACCAAATCAGGAACACCGCTTGATTACGTTCCTTTTTTGACGGACAGCAAGCGCATGGAGCTGCGCGCACTGAATATCTACACCATCGAGGCCCTGGCGGAGCTTGATGGCCAGCCCCTGAAGAACCTGGGTATCGGAGGGCGCGAGCTGAAGAACAAGGCCATGGAGTATCTGGCCAGCTCTTCTCATGACGCCACGATCATGCGCCAGCAGCAGCAGATCGAGGCCCTGATCAGTCAGGTCCAGCTGCTGCAGGAGGATCGCAAGATCGCGATCGCTGGTTCCGGTCACCGGCCGATCGAGGAGCCGGCCCCGGTTCCGACACCTCCGGAGCCTGACGATGATCCCGACGAGGAAAACGACGGCAAGGGCGACGACGAGCGGATCGTGTCGGGTGATCATGACACGCCCCCGGAACTGATCGGAATGAACCGCAACGAGCTGCGTGCCTTCATCCTTGAGAAGACCGGCAAGCGCCCGCTCGGCAACCCGTCCATGCGTAATCTGGTGCGGATCGCACAGGAGCTGGGTGGATGACGGTCCAGTCGGTCATCAGGGAGGTTTGTTCTTTCATCGGGGTCAGGCCGCCACAAGGCAGCGTGTTCCTCTCTCCCTATGTCGACCGCACGGCCTGGGAATTCGTCCAGCTTGCCAACGAGATTGCGCAACGCATTGCCTACAATACGCGCGACTGGACTGCGCTCAGGAACATCGAGGACGGTGTGTGCGTCGGTGATGGCATCACGACAGCGTTCAATCTGCCGGCCAACTACAAGCGCATGCTGCTGACGTCGAATGTCTGGGGTTCGGCTTCGACGCAACAGCCAATGGCGTTCATTTCCGACACCGATGAATGGATGCGGCGACGCAACGCCAACGAGACCAACTCCTGGGGCGAGTGGATGATCCTGGGAGACAAGATCCACATCCACCCCGTGCTGGCCGTTGGCAGCACTGCAAGATTTCCCTATCTCGAAAAGAGCTGCGTTATCCTGAACAGTGGAGGCTACGGGGATCAGTTCCTGATTGATGCCGATCGCTTCAGGCTCGACGAGCGCCTGCTCAAGCTCGCGATGATCTGGCAATGGAAGGCCAACAAGGGCGCGACCTATGCGGAGGACCTCGCCAACTACGAGGACGCGCTGGCTCATGCAGCGGGAGCCGACAAGCCGTCTCCGATCCTGATCGACGGGCAAAGCCCGGTATATGGATGGGGATCAGATGGCGTTTACGCTTAGAAACCCTGCTGCGCCGCAGGTCGGCGCCTTCAACGTCGCAATGCCGGGACCAGCGGGACCGCAGGGTGTTCCTGGCGCCCCGGGTCCCCAGGGACCAGCCGGCGCGGGAGGTCCGCAGGGCCCTGTCGGCCCGCCAGGGCCTTCCGGCCCGCAGGGAGATGCATCGACCGTGCCGGGGCCTGCAGGGCCCACAGGGCTGACGGGCCCGCAAGGCGCGCAAGGGACGACAGGGGCTCAGGGCCCGACAGGAGCGACAGGAGGCACCGGCCCGCAAGGCGTGCCGGGGGCAACTGGCCCGCAAGGCGCGGCATCGACCATTCCCGGCCCGCAGGGCGCCACAGGCCCGCAGGGCCCACAGGGCTTGCCTGGCCCGGCTGGCGCAACCGGTGACACTGGACCAGCGGGCGCGACGGGTGCCACTGGTGCACAGGGACCAACCGGTGCGACAGGTGCGACAGGTGCGACAGGCGCCACGGGACCAGCCGGCGCGGACGGCGACCAATGGGTGCAGATGACGCAGGCGGCCTATGACGCGCTGACGCCGAAAGACCCTGACACGCTCTACGTGGTGATCGGATGACGCTGCTGAACGAAGCAGATGCGGTCTACGTTGGCGGCAGCGAAGCCGAACGGGTTTATCTTGGCAGCGCGCTGGTGTGGGGCGAACCTGCGACGCCTCCGGCGTCCGGGCCGGATATTTCGTTGCTTACGTCATACACGCCCGGCAGCGACCGCAACGATTTTACCGGACAGGTGGGCATTCGACTGGGGATAAGCTCCACACCCATCGTGTTCACCTGGGTGGGCGCGCGCTGCAACGGCATTGGCGGCACGCGCACGGTGAAGCTTTACGAGTGGTTTGCCGACAGCCTCGTTCTCTCCGCCACCATCGACTACACCGGCAAGGCCCTTGGCGAATACGCCTGGACGGAGGTGCCGGAAACGACGCTGGCAGCAGGCGGCTACTATGCTCTGCTGATGGACGTCGTGGCGTCCGATGGCATGATCTGGACGAACCCCGGGCCCGCCAGCATGACCGGCATGTCGAACATTTATGATTGCTACCGTTACGTGGGGACGCTGGGCACGGGGCTTTCGGGGTATTCGTTCGTCGGTCTTGACCTTGGCTGGAATACGGCAGCAGTCCCGGTCGTGCCGGTCACGGCAGGGCTTGCGGTGCATCATGACGCCTATCAATTGGCGCTGACAGACGGCGCCTCCGTCACGACATGGCCCAATCTTGGCACAGCCACGCAACCAACCATCGTCGGCACGCCGCCGATATTCAAGACAGCGATTTCTCCTACCGGCCTTCCTGCCGTGCGCTTTTCCTCGACGGCCGCCGGTGGAATGCGGGGCAATAACGCAAGCATTTATGGCGGCAGCTATCCGATGCGCTACACCTACACGATACTTTATGTTGCGCGCTGGGTCGGGCCGACTGGCGGCAGATGCTTCACTGCGCCGTATCCTGAAGGCGGCAACTATCTCATCGGATATCACACGTCCGGGTATGACTGCATGCATGACGTGGGTGGATGGCTGAAGGCGCCAACGGCGTTTGGAGCGGCCCCCGGCCCGGTGCGGCTGTATTGCGCGCGCAGTGAAGCCACCGTGGGCGTCGAGTTTTTCATCAACGGCGTCGATCAGTTCGGGGTTGCCTTCACGAGTGCCGATTTGAATTATTACTACAACGTCAACGGCTATCAATTGGCTGGTGGAGGCGAGACTGGAGATTTCGATGTCTGCGAACTGCTGATCTACGATCGCAAATTGCCCAATACCGAGCGCGTTCAGGTCGAGGACTATCTGCGTACCAAGTGGGGTGTGCCATGAGCCGCTCCCTGCCCCACTACCGGGAATTCAGGCGCTACGCTGCGCCGGCCCAGGTTGCGCAGCAGCTCGTCCCGAAGACCATTCCTGCACCGACGCGCGGTCTGGTGCTGAACGAGAACCCCGCCTTCATGCAGCCGGCGGCTTCGCTGGTGCAGGACAACTGGTTCTCGACCGAGAACACCATGCGCCTGCGCGGCGGCTCGCAGACGTGGTGTTCGCTTCCTGAAACGACGCCGGTCAAGTCGCTGTTCAGCTACGTCACCGGCACGGCCAAGAAGATGTTCGCCGCAAACGCGAGCAAGCTCTACGAGGTGACGTCGGCAACAGCGACGCTCATTCCCGGCATCATCATTGCGGATGGGCATTTCTCGACTGCGCAGCTGGCCAACGCCGCCAGCTACTGGCTGATTGCCTGCAACGACACCGGGGATTATCCGCTTCGCTACAACGGAATACAGTGGAGCCAGCTGGCTGCCGGCAATGCGCGCTGGCTGAACAACACGGCTTATGCGGTTGGATCATCCGTCTACGACCCGGACCTGGGCACGCACTGGCGCTGTCTGGTGGCGCACACAAGTCCAGCCAGCGGCAACTTCGCGGCCTATCGCGGCGCCAACCCGACGCACTGGATCGACAAGGCGTCCGACGACGGCCAGTTCATCACCGGACCTCCCGGCTCCCCGGTCGAGCATGGACTTTCCCTGACCCAGGTCTGGAAGTACCGGCGGCGCCTGTTCTTCATCCAGGGCCGCAGCATGGATGCGTGGCACCTGGACATTGATGCCGTTGGCGGACTGCTGAAGCAGATCCCGCTGTCCGGTGCCTTCACCAAGGGCGGCTATCTGCTGTTCGGCTGTGCGTGGTCGGTTTCGGCCGGCGATGGCATCGACGACAAGTGCATCTTCGTCACCAGCGAAGGCGAGATTGCGGTCTTCACCGGGACCAACCCGACGGACGCAGCCAACTGGAAACAGCAGGGTCGCTACCAGATCTCCAGGCCGATGGGAAAGAACGCATGGCTGAACATTGGCGGCGACGTCCTGATCATCACGGTGGACGGCATCGTCCCGATCAGCCAGGCCCTGGTCAAGGACATCACAGCGCTGGAGTTCTCGGCACTCACCCGGAGCATTCACCCGCTGTGGAGCGAGGAGGTGCTCGACAAGAACGACCTCCCCTGGAGCATGTGCAAGTGGGACGAATTCGGCGGCTTGTTCGTCACTACGCCGGGTGGATCGGTCGGGGACTGGCGCTGCTTCGTCGCTAACACCGTCACCGGCGCATGGTGTCGCTTCACGGGGTGGGACGCGCTGCAGTTCTGCTCTCTTTCCGGCAACATGTTCTTCGGCACCCAGGACGGGCGCATCGTGCAGGCTGACGTGCTTGGCAAGGACTACAGCTCGACGCGCCCGCCAACGCCCGCCCAGGAAGGCACCGGAGCTTGGCCACTGCGCCCCTACACCTGCGTCCATGTCGGCGGATGGGAAACGTTCGGCGGTCCACCTTTCACGTTCACGCTGCGGCAGGCGCGCTGCTCGTTCAACACGCGCGCCAGCGAGCCGTTCATTCCGTTCATGACGGCGTGCATCGATTACGTGATCGAGGTCCCGCCGGCTCCGCCTGCAGGTCCCGACTTCGGTCCCGCCGAGGTGTGGGACGAGGGCTTGTGGGGAGCAGGTACCGTTCCTCCGCCGACCGAGCCGCCGCCGGAAGCGAACGAGCCTGGAGCCGCGCGCTGGGACCAGCCGGGGTCAGGCGTGGCGCCAACGCGCTCGACCATGTGGGTGTCGATCGGGGAGACTGGTGTCGTGCATGCCATGATCGTGCAGGTGTCGGTGTTCCAGCAGGCCAGACCAGACGTCGAAATGCTCGGGATCAGCATGCTGGCGGAGAAGGCCGGCGTCGCAGTCTAGGGACAAGCCGCTATGGCAATGATGTATCCGGAAGTTTCCCCGACAGCGCCAGTCTCGCGCGAGGATCTGGCTGCGATCCTGGCGATGCAGGGGATCAGTGCCGGAGCAGATCGTGGCGCGAGCCAAAGCTCGCAGTCGATGGCAGATTTGCTGGGTGGAACCCCAACAGGCGCGAATGATCAGTTCGGGACTGGCGCACCGCCGGCCAACAGCAATCCGGATGATACAGGCAGCGATCGCGCTTCCATGGCTGCTTCCATGGCTGGCATGTCCCTTGCCGACATGACGACATCGAACGCCTCGATGGTGACGGATTCCGGAGGCCGCACCCCGATGGGTGGGGCGCCCCCTGGAGAGGGCTTTGACACTGATTTGGGGGATCAGGCAGGTCTTAATGATATAGGTCCAGGCTTTGTCGGAGGATCGGCATTCACGGCAGCAAACACCCCTGGAGCCCCCATGACGTCTGGAAGCTTTGCTGATCGATGGGGCGGGATTACTGATTTTCCGGGACCCCCGGCTGATGCGCCTGTTACTCCGTCAAGCACCTTTGCCGATCGCTGGGGAGGCATGCCGACAGGCACGCCACTTGCGATCACGGTGACCCCGAACACCGTTCTTCCGGAGCAGGTCGTAACGGCTCCAGCGCTTCCGACAGGGCGCGCACCCCTGGCATCTCCAGGGCGCACCCCGGGCGCACCCGTGGATGCCCCCGACTTCGTTTCTCCAGGCTACGATCTGGGATCTCCGGCCCCTGGCGGCACCGACTTTGGGCAAGGCGATTTCGGCGGCTTCACCAGCGGATCCGGCAACACGGGCGGCTTTGGAGCCGGCTATTCCGGATCCGCCGACATGGGCAACACGCAAGGCGCCGCCGGCTTCACGGCAGGCGCACCTGGCGGAGGCTTCGATGTCGGCGCCGGTTCGTTCAGCGGCGGCGGCGCTGTTGGCGGCTTTGGCGGCACTGACGCCGGGGCCGGCGATGGTGCCGGGGCTGGCGCAGGCGCCGGAACCGGAAGCGGCAACGACAGCGGATCTGACGGAGCCAGCGGAGGCGTCGGGTGATGCTGCGCTACGTGTATGACCAGGACCAGCTGGTGGCGGACTTCGTTGCGCGATCAAAGATCGCGTCCGGTTTCACCCAGCGCGCCGGCTTCACCGATCGCAACCTGCGTGCGATCGGCATCATCAACCAGGACAACGAGCTGATCGCGGGCATCGTCTACTTCAACTACAATCCGGAGGCTGGCACGATCGAGATGAGTGCGGAGGCCCTGCCGAGGCAGAACTGGCTGACGCGCACGACCCTGGCCGTGATGTTCCAGTATCCGTTCATCCACTGCAATTGCCAGATGCTGATCACCAAAACGATGGCGCGCAGCATGCACGTGCAGCGGATGCTGGCCGCGATGGGGTTCATGCTCATCCGCATCCCGCGCGCCGGTGGCCGGAACGACGACGGCGTGCTGGCCCTGCTGACTGTCGAGGATTGGCTGGCAAACAAGTTCTGCCAGAGGTTCGGTCATCACATCACGGCCAGGGCCGACGAGGCTGCATAAAGGGAGGATGTCATGGGTTCATGTTGCACGCCGGATGCCCCGACGCCGCCCAATCCGATGGCGACGGCAGCGGCGCAGACCGGCACCAACGTGTCGACTGCGATTGCCAACTCCTACCTGGGCAGCGTCAATCAGGTCACGCCGCAGGGCAGCCTGACCAACGACGTCACGGGCAATTATTCCTACACGGATCCGACGACCGGGCAGTCCTACAACATTCCGCGCTGGACAGCGACCCAGACGCTGAACCCGACGGCGCAGCAGACTTTCAACAATACCCAGCAGTCGCAGCAGAACATGTCCGGAATGGCCATGGATCAGTCTGCCACGCTCAGGAACCTGCTTGCGACACCGTTCAATGCAGGAGCCAACGCTCCCGCGATGGGCGACATCAACTCGCTCAATCTCGGCAATGCGCAGGGGCAGATAGGCGCCACAGACCAGTTCCAGAACAACTATGCATCCGGCGGCAACATCCAGGACCGCTACGGCGCAGGAGACAACTACTCCGCCGATCGCCAGCGCATCGAGCAGAGCATGTTCGAACGGGTCAACCCGCAGCTGCAGCAGGACGAGAGCAGGCTGCGCCAGCAGCTCGCTGACCAGGGGATCCGCTACGGATCGCAGGCCTACCAGGGCGCCTACGACCCCTACAACAGGCAGGTGACGGACACGCGGCTCGGCATCGTTGCTGCCGGCGGTGCCGAGCAGCAGCGCATGAACGAGATGGCGCGCAATCAGGCCATGTTCGGCAATCAGGCGCAGGCCCAGAGGGAAGGGCAGAATGCCGCGCGTGCTGCCTTCGGCAATCAGGCCGCGCAAAGCCAGTACGAACAGGCTCTCAGTCGCGGGCAATTCGGCAACCAGGCCCTGAACCAGAACTACGGCATGGCGCAGGGGCGCTTCAATGCCGCCAACCAGCTGCGCAACCAGAGCCTGCAGGAGCAGTATCAGGCGCGCACGCAGCCCATCAACGAGATCACTGCGCTCTTGTCAGGTTCGCAGGTCAGTCAGCCGAACTTCATCAACGCGAACAGGACGCAGATCCCGACGACAGACGTCGCGGGCCTGATCAACCAGAACTTTGCCCAGCAGAACGACATCTACAAGACGCAGTCGGCGCAGTGGAGCGACATGATGGGCGGCATTCTCGGCGCCGGTGGCAAGATCGGACAAGCAGCCATGATGTCCGACGTGCGCGCCAAGGAGAACATCGCACCCATGGGCTCGGTGATGACGGCAAGGGGCGAGCTGCCAATGTACGAATACGACTACAAGGCAGAGCACGACGACGGTCGCAGGCACTTCGGTCCGATGGCGCAGGACGTCGAGAAGCTCGATCCGAAGGCCGTCAAGACGATCGACGGGCTCAAGCATATCAAGACAGACAAGCTTGCTTCGATCTTTGGGGGAGCGTGATCCATGCCCATCGATGACATGATCAGCTCGATCTTCTACGCCAATCCGACTGGCGAGGGGATGACCTACGAGCAGCTGAAGGCGCGACGCGCCATGGCGGCAGCCCTGGCGTCCAAGTCGCGCGACTATCCCAACACGCTCGGCAAGGGCATCTTCTCGGTCGGAGAAAGCATTGGCGAAGCGATCCGTGACCGGCGCATGGATGCGGAAGAGAGGAGCATGCGCAAGCGTACCGCCGAGGAGCAGGCGAAGAACCTTGAGCGTCCCGGCCCTCCCGACCCAGCAATCGTTGTTCCTCCGGTCGGACCTCCCGGCCCTGCCGCGCCGGCACCACGTGCTGATGCCGGCACCGGAGCCACTGCGGAATTGCCGCCTGACGTGGCGCTGTCGCGCGCACAGATTGCCGAGGCCCTGCAAGGCGGCGCGCAAGGATCCAGGCCTGCGGCTCCTGTCGGACCGCGCATGGCGTCGCTGCCTTCGGCCGGGACCATGTCGGATGCTGGCCAGCCCGGCCTCACCTACGGCGGGCCACAACCCGCCGGTCCCGGTGCCTCGATGGCGGAGCCACCGGATCAGAACCCTCCGGCCCCTTCGGCTCCGCCGCCCACGATGTCAGGACCCGGCGCGACTGATACACCGCCCCCGGCTCCTGGTACAGGAGGAGGGGTGCCCCCCGTCATGGCGGGCGCAGCCGGCCCGCAGCCTCCCGTGCCGCGCGAAATGCTGGCGCAGGTGGCCATGGCAAACCAGGGCGCAAATCCTGATGCGCCCGGCCCGGTCCCGCCCGGCGGAGCCGTCCCGCCGCAAATGCTGGCACAGGTGGGCGGCTTCCAGGGGGATCCCGAGCCTCCCGTCGCTCCTGTGCCCGCGCGTGTGCCTCCTGTCGGGGTCCAGCGCGGCCCGGACGGCAGGCCGATCATTCCGCCCGACATGCAGCCGCCAACCTTTCAGGAGTGGGCGCGCACCACGGGCTATCAGCCGAAGGCGCCAAAGTCCTGGCAGCCGACGGAGGAGGCGGAGTGGCGCCGGCTCGACAAGGAAACGCGCAGGACCGATCTCTTGCCGGAGTACAACAAGCGCGCCGAGGCGCTGCGCGAGCAGCTCGAAAACAAGATCAAGTCCCGCTACCAGCTGGAAAAGGGCGAGTTCGATCGCGAGGACGTGCGCCAGCGCGGCCTGTACGACAAGTTCGGGGAGGAGATGCGCAAGCGCGCCGATCCGGAGGATCAGTACAGGCGCGAGACTGCCAGTCTCAACCAGCACTTCCTCAGGAAGGTCGGAAAGCCATACGAGAAGGTGATCGAGGAGGCGGAGGCCGACAAGAAGAACAACAAGACCATTGTCGAAGACCAGGAAGACAAGATGCTGGTCCTCGACGCGATCGAGAACGGCGTCATCGTCGGCAAGTTTGGCGACTTCCGGCTCAACGCCGCCAAGATCGGGGCGTGGGCTCTCAGCAACAAGGTGCTGGGGGAGCGTGCCATGAACACCGAAACGTTGATGTCCAAGCTTGCCAAGGGTGTCGGTGTTGCCGTGAAGGATCTGCGCCCGGTCAGCGAATTCGAGGTCAAGATGGGCAAGGACATCGCTGGCGCGAACATCAACCTGGAAATGGGCTCGATCAGGAACATCGTGATGGATGCGGTGCGCAAGAACAATCGCGCCCTGACGGAGGCCGACAACAAGTCGCATGCGCGGTTTGCCGGGGAAGGCGCCCTGGAGAAAACCTACGAAACCCCGCGCGTGGACTGGTTCGACCCGGAGCATCGCACGAGGCTGCTCGCCCATGCGGACAAGCCCGGGGTCAAGGAAGGCTTTGACCGGCAATACGGCCAGGGCGCTGCCGAATTCGTGCTGAACCGGGTCAAGCTGACGAACGCAGCCAGGGCGCGGAGCCCATGAGCGACATCACCGACTTCACCCGCAGGAAAATCCCGGAGGTCGAGCCGTCGGGACTGCCGATGACGACCGGGACGATGGGGCTTGGCCATCTGACGGATTTCAGCCGGGCCCCGAAAACCCACACGCAGCAGGAGCTGCAGCGGCAGAAGAAACTGAGCTGGGGGGATTATTTCGACGAGGCCGGAAGGGATGCCACGAGAGGTGCTGGCCAGATGTTCTCGGCCGGGCAGGCGCCACGCGCGGAAGCTGTCAGGCGCATGGTCACGGAAGGGACGCCCTACGGCCAGGGCGTGGCGGAAGAGCTGCGTGACCAGGAGCGCGCCCGCGAGCGCTCCCCGCTCGCATGGCAGGCCGGAGAGATTGCCGGGGGTGCTGCCGGTGGCGTCGTCATGGGCGGGCTAAGCAGGGTTCTCGGGATCGGGCGCGGGATTGCGAATGCATTCGGGTCCGGGCCAAAGGCTCGCGCTGCCGGCTACGGCACGGAGGCCGGGCTCCAGGGCGCCGTCCAGGGTGCGGGTCACACCTATTCCGGCAACCCGGAAGACTACGCGACCAATGCCGCGAAGGGTTTCGCCACGGCAGCTCCGCTGGGTGCCGCTGCGGGGGCGTCGACGCCGCGCTCCGCCGTCGTGGCACGCCCGGGAGATCCCCGCACCGGGCAGCCGATCGAGCCACCGACGCTTGCCCGCCAGCAGGAGATCACCACCCGTGGATATCGCCTGCTGGAGAACAATCCGGCGCGGTACTCGCGAGCCGAGTTCAATCGCATGCTGGACGCGACAGAGCAGCAGATGGCGGCCCAGGGCGCGCTGCCGGCGACGGCTGCCGGACCCCATGCCGTCCTCGAAAGGCTGCGGCGCGGCGGATATGCCAGCGGCGCAATGGTGTCTCCGCAGGAGATCACGCTGGCGCGGCAGGCCCTGACCGGAATGCGCAACACGACCGCTACCGGTGCGCGGGACGGGCTTGGAGCCAACGCACTGCGCAGCAATCTTGACGACTTCCTGCAGAACCCCGGATCAGCCGTCGTGGCGAACCATGCCGACGCGCTCCGGGCCGGCCAGATCGCGGGACGGCTGCGGCGCGAATATGCGGCGATGTCGCGCTCGCGCGAGATGACAGAAGACCTGAACAACGCCCGCATGGTCGAGAGCACCGGCGGACCGCAGGTCCGTGGCCAGCTCCAGACCACTGGCCGGGAAATGCTGAAGGAGGAAGCCGGCCAGTTTCCAAACCTGCAAGGCCACACTGCGGCAGAACGCGCAACCATTGCCGAGGCGATTACTCCCAACCGGTTCGGTGCTGCCACTGGCCGCGCCCTGCAGATGCTGCCGGGGCTGGAGAATGCCGGGAAGCGGGTGGAGGCATTGGCCGGTCGCGGCATCGAGCGACGCTGGGAGGAGGCCGCGCAGGCACTGCGCGAGCGCGCCCCGCTCCACGAGCAGCGCATCCAGGGATCGGTGCCCGTGCCGGGGCCGGGCATGGCGCCGGCAACGCAGGCAGCAGTGGGGGCGGGAGTGGCGGAGCTGGCCACGCCTCTTGATGAAGGTCGTGAAGCACTGATACCGGCGATGTTGCGCCAGGGATTGAACTACTAGGGGAGACTGCGATGCCGCGCGATATCGGAACAGGGCTGTACCACTATCCCGAGGGCACGCCCGGAAACCCGGCGCAGACGATATTCAGCACGCGCTACAACACGTTCATCAACGATCTCGCCAATACGCTCAACCAGGAACTGCCCATCAACATGGGCGGAACGGGAGCCGACAACCCGATCGACGCGCGCACCAACATCAAGGCCGAGGTGTCCGGGCAGCAGGTCACCAACTATGACACGCAGATCTGGGAAAACGGATCGTTCTATTCGAATATCGGCGCCACCGGGGCCCCGCTCCCGGACAAGCCGTTCTGGGGCATCGCGTTTGGAATTGACCAGAACAATATCTTTATCGAGGCCCATCACGGCCCCTTGCTCTACACCCGATTGAAGATGAACGGGGTTTGGAGCGTGTGGCAAATTGATACGACGACAGGCGGCGACATCATCATCGACAAGGACAATCCCGCTATCTGGCTCGACAAAAATCTGTCGGGTCAGCAGGCTGTTGTTTATGGCGGCACGGCAGCCAAGGTTCGTTGGGCCGTTGTCCTTGGCAATAACCTCGCGGAAACGGGCGGCAACGTCGGGTCTGATTTCGGGATTTATCGCTATGACGACGCAGGCGCATATATTGGCGGCCCGCCTTGCATAAATATCGCCCGCAATACGGGACATATCGGCCTTACCGGCAACACCTGGGTCCATGGCGACTTGACGGTTTATACAAGTCCGACCCAAGGCACGATCCGCTTCAGCGAAACCGACCCGCTGAAATATCTCTGGTTCAACGGGTCTGATTTCGCGTTCAATGGCGGAAGCATTTACTTGGAGGCCAACAAGGGCATCAACTGCAACTGGGGTGTGTTTGCTGGAAACGTCACTATTAGCGGCACCCTCAACGCCTCGAACACGAATGTTAGCGGAACTCTTAGTGTTACAGGCTCAATTGCCAGCCAGTCCTACGTAGGAGCAAAAAGTACGCTCTATATCGACGGAACAGGTTCCACCAACAGCCCTACAATCTCTTTTCGCAACGAAAGTCTGCTGGATCGCGGATATGTGTATTTTGATCGAGCCATGGATGAAATGGTCACCCAGCATGCGACTACTGCAACGAAATGGCGCATTGGCAGTAGTTGGGTGGCATCGTCCCATAACGACGCCTACAAGCCTAACGGAGGTTCGTGGCTGGCAGGCTCCGACGCGCGCATCAAGACGGTGACCGGCGACTATGCGCACGGCCTCACCGAGGTGCTGGCGTTGCATCCGGTGCGCTTCACCTACAAGGGCAACGATCAATTCGGCAAGGTCTACAGCGACGACCCCACGACAGGCAACCACAGTGCCGTAGTCGGCAAGGAATTCATCGGTCTGGTCGCGCAGGAATGCGAGACGGTGATGCCCGAGATGATCAACAAGGTTCCGGGCTTCATCGATGGCGTGGCGGTTGACGACATGCGCACGCTGGACAGCACTGCACTGATCTATGCGCTGGTGAACGCGGTCAAGACGCTGACCGCGCGCATCGAGGTGCTGGAAGCCGCGCAAGCCCCGCCATGAACGTCCCGCATGACATCGCCAGGTCGGTTGTCGACAGCCTCAAGACCAGCCCCTTCCTGCTGGCCCTGATCACCATCAACGTGATTGCGCTGATCGGCTTCGCGTTCGTGATCAACGAGATCAGCAACTCCATGGAGCGGCGCGAGGCCTGGGTGAAGTATTGCCTGGAGAAGAAGGGATGAGCGACCATTTCACCATCACGCTGCGCGAGGGCACCCTGCTGTTCACCCGGCCGAATGTCGACGGCATCATGTACTGCAACGGCGAAACGTGCTTCGAGGCTGGCCAGCTCGCCGGCGTGAACCCGTTCGTGACAGGGCACCGTCCTCTCAAGACTGCGGCACAGCACTGGATCCTGGACCGGCTGAAGCTGATCCAGGCCTACCAGCACGATCTGCACGCTCCCTGGCCGTTCATGAAAAAGGAGCTGGCCGGCGCCGTCAATACTTCCACGTGTGATCACACACCGGACACTGCAGCATCACCACCCTGCTGACCTTCACAACGGTCTTGCCGGCATGGCTGTCGCACTTCGGGCAGACGCTTGGGCGGCGCGGTGTCGACTGCGGCAGCTGGTTGTCGGTCCAGACGGCCGGGGACATCGGCTTCATGGTCGCCGGGTCGATCCTGGCCACGCCCAGGATGGCAGGCTCCAGGATCTCCATTGGCTCTCCGAGCGGAGCAGGCGCCGCTTCCAGCAGATCGGCAGCCGAGTTCAACAGCCCGGCGGCATCGTCCAGCAGGTGCTCTGTCGGCATCGGGGCATCGTGCGGCCGGCTCATGATGTAGGCCGCGCACGTTCGCATCTTGTCGGTCAGCTCGCTCATTGGAACCACAGCGCAACAAGCCACATGAAAAGGACAAACCCGATCGTCAGGGCAATCAGGATGGCGTAGCGGGCGACGTCCTGGGCGGGGATCATCGTTTTTCCAGTCATGGCTTGGGCCCCACCAGGGCGGTCACCAGCATGTCGTGAACGTATTGTGTCGACTGGCCATCAAGCAGAGCGTCTTTTGCTCGTATGATAACAGCGCGCAGCCGCTCGATCTCGTCGGCGGCCTCCGCAGAGGTGGCCGACCGTACCCTCACGTCATGATGTACGCTGGCGCGCAGCCGCTCCACCAGACTAACTGCGGTTCTCGGGCGGGCCTTCATCGCCGGCATCTCCACCTCTTGCCGTAGTCGACCCGGCGCATGCCGTGGCGGGCACAGATGTCGGCCACCCTGGTGGGGCGGGGCTTGACGGCGGGGCGGGTGACACGGGCCGGGATCTCCGCCGGCTCGTGCCATACCGCCGGCTGAACCGCAGCAGGAGGCTCAGGGAGAGGCGGAGTGATCCGGACTGTCTTGACCACCTTGATCAGCGGAAAATCGCTGTACGGCTTCGGCTGCTCGACTGGCAGCCCTTCTCCGGGCCACCAGCGCTCCTCGAAGGTATGGACCGGCCAGGCCCGCTTGAAACCGTCCCGCTCGATGTCGGACTGCGTCCAGGCCTGGCTCTGGGCCTTCGGCCCGGGCCAGAAGGTGCTGACGGTGCCGAGCATGATCATGACGAACAGGACGGGCAGCGGATAAGGGGTCATTGCGGTGCCACCAGTCTGCTGATCTCCGTGATCATCTTTTCCAGGGCCTGACGCGCTGCCCTTTCCATGTCGAGCTGGGCAGAGAGCTGCGCGACCTTGCTCTCCAGCTCGATCGTGGACTTCTCGAAGTTGTCGATGATGCGGCGCGCGTCCCCGACATAGTTGCGAACCTGCTCGACGGGATCGGCGCCGGCTGATCCGGCGCCCAGCAGATTGGCGCGTCCGCGCCTTGCCCCTTCGGGCAGGGAAGTCGGCTGCATGGTGCCGTCGGGACGTCCGCCGATGATGCCGCTGCCATGCATGGAGCCACGCTGCGCAATATCTTCGGCAGCCACGCTCAAGGCATGGCCGGCTTCCCTGGACAATCTTGTCAGATTGTCCTTGCGCTGCAGCTCGCGGCTGACCAGCCCGAGCTGGTCCATTTCTTTCTTGTCCATCAGAACCTCTTTTCCATGCTGTAGGATGCCTTGTTGCCGGCGCCCTGGCCGCCGCCCACCATGGTGATGATGAAGCCTTCCTGGCACGCCTTCGCGGTCAGGTACTTCATCAGGACGCCCAGGCTGTGGGTGCCGCGCTTGGCGTTCAGCTTGACGTTCTGCTGCTTCAGCTCGGTGAGGATGTCGTCGGCGGACGCCACCTTGCGCTGCGCCAGCATCTTGAAGATCAGCGTCTCGCGCTCGCTCAACTCCATGGTGGCCTTGCCCACCGACACGATCCTGGGCCGGGCGCGCGGCTTGTTCCTGCCTCTTTTTCGCTTCTTCTTCGGCTTCGCTTCTTCGGTCATTGGTCTTCTCCCTCGATGATCCTGCGCAGGTCGTCCAGGACGAGCGCAGACAGGTCCTTCTTCGCGCGCAGGTTCTTCAGGATTGCCCGGTCGGGCGATCCGCGCGCAATCAGGTCGAAATAGCTCGCGGTTTCGCGCTGCCCTATCCGGTGAATGCGGTCCTCGCTCTGCCAGCGTGCGATGGCGTTGAACGAGTTGGAATAGTAGATGGCGTGCGAGCAGCCCTTTTGCAAGCCGTCCATGCCGCGCCCGGCGCTGTCGGGTGTCGCCACCAGGAAGCGGGTGGCGGGATCGTTGATGAACCTGTTCTTGCTGATGCTGCGCTCGGCATCCCCCATGGGGCCGAAGAACTTCCTGGCGGGCGCGATCCTGTCCAGGTGCAGATGGACCTGCTCGACGTCGTGCTGGAAGCGGCACCAGACGATCACCTTGCGGCCGTCGAGCTGCCCGATCAGCTCCAGCAGTGCGTCCATGCGCGGGTTGGAAAGCCTGATGATCGTGCCTTCGGGTGCGATGGCATCGTAGCCGTTGCGCAGATCCTCGACCCGCGCGAACCCGCACGCGATCTGCTGCATGCGCAGGATCGCGGTCGCGGCGTGGCTGGCCAGTACGCGCTGGTCCTTCGTGCTGTCGACCACCGCGATGAAGGTGTCCTTCAGCTCCCTGATCAGGCGCAGCTGCTCGGCCGTCAGGTCGAACACGACGGTGTCGTGGATCTTGTCCGGAAGGTGGAGCTGCTCTTTTGTTGCGCGGAAGATGAAGGGCGCGGTAAGCTGCTTGAACAGGTCGAGGTTGCGGTGCCCGACGACGTTGCGGTTCTCGAAGCCGCCCATGATGCAGAACTGCGCCAGGAACGAGGTCTTGTACTTGTGGCCGATGATGTCAGGATTGAGAAAATAGAACTGGGACCACTCGTCCGTAAGATCCTTCGCGATTGGCGTCCCGGTCATGATCGCGCGCTGCTTGCACTGCGCATTGAAGGCGAGCTGTCGCAGTCGCTTCGAGCGCTTCGCCCCCCAGGTCTTGATGCTGTCGCTTTCGTCGACAACGATCATGAGCCTGCCCTTGTGGACGTGGCAGAATTTTTCAAGGACGGCGTAGGCCTTGTCGCTGTTGAGCGCGTCGATGTTGCTGGAGAATATCTGCAGCTCCGCTGTCGTCTGGTGCCCGAGCCACTCCGGAGGCTTGCGGCCGTTCCAGAAGGCAGCCCTTGATGGCACGTTTTCCCACATGTGCAGCGGGATCTGCTCCTCGACCCATTGCGCATGAACGCCCTTCGGGGACGAGAACACCAGCACACCCGTCACGAGGCCGGCATGCCAACGCCACGAGATGATGTCGAGCATAGTCTTCGTCTTGCCAGTTCCGGGATCGGAAAAGAGCGCAAAGACAGGTGCATCGCGGAAGCGCTCAAGGCAGTCGAGCTGGTAGTCGCGCGGTACCATGCGGAAGGCCGGAACGATGCCCTCTCGCGAGGCAGGCTGCTGGTCGGGCTGCGGCAGGCCGAGTGCGAGTTCTGGAAATGCATTGCGTATGATGCGTAGATTGTGCGGGGTCGTTTCGAAGGTGAATTCCCGGATGTCGTGATAATTCCGATGCCAGCTGCGCGGGCCTTCCATCTCGACGAGCCGAGCCCTGCTGTCCTCAAGGTCGTCGCCGCGCAGCGTCGTTCGCTTCTCGCCAATGTCGATCTCGATCATGGAAAGCCCTTTACACCATCCTGCTCTCGCTGTCGATCGGCAGCTGGATCGTGGTGCGGATCCATTTGCGCAGCTCATTGCCGTCGTGCTGGTGACTGGCCAGCTCGGCCGCGACCCTGGGTGACATCATCACGGTCTGCTTCATGCTGTCGATCGTGAGGCGCTCCGGGAATTCGACCCAGCCCAGGCGCTCCATGACACGGCGCAGCTCCAGCTTGCTCTCGTAGAGCGGCTTGACCCTGTTCTGCAGCATGATCTTGATGGCTTCCTCAGCCACCGATATCGGCACGTCGATATGGGCCTCGCACCAGTCGCGCAGCAGCCGCACGGCCTCGCTCTCGCTCTCGCGCTGCATCTCGCGCTTGCGCTCCGTCATGGGCGCGTGCTGCCCCACCTTGACGTAGTCCCCGAAATTCTCCGCCCACCTCCTGATGATGTTCAGGCCCGTGCCCTCGATCCAGTCGTTGAACGCGACCCACTGCGCGTGCGGCCATGGTGTCTCCGTCAATGTCGGCACCATCCAGCGGCGATCGGTGTTGTCGAGCTTGAGGGCGCGCAGCGAATTGCTGCAGGCCATGATATGGATCCAGTTCTCCGTCGTATAGGAGCGGATGAACTTCTCGTTCACCGCCGTCTCGCGATCGGTGATGTATGACTTGAGCAGGTTGGCCGCCTTCCAGGACCTGCCGGTGTAGATCTCCCCGATGAAGGCGAAGCGCTTGTTGACCAGCCACGAGTTGAACTGGCTCTCGACCAGCTCGCGCTCGTTCGGAAACGAACAGTTGTGCCGGCCCACCAGGGGGGCCAGGATCTTCTCCCCCAGGGTGTTCTTGCCGATCCCCTGCGTTTCCGTCACCAGCAGGACGGCGTAGCCCATGCGGATGTCGGTGCGCGCGATCAGGGTGGCGCACCATCGCATCATCTCGTGCCGCTCGGCCGGGTCCGGAAACAGGTAGCACATGAACTCCAGCCACGGGGCAGCGTCCCCGACAGATGATCCGATCCTGCTCGGGGAATAGACGTTGATGGCGCGCAGCTCTCCGCTGTGGCTGATGATGCGTTCGTCGCTGTCCGGCCGGTATGCCAGCTTGGAAAGCTGCGAACCCCATTCCGCCTTGAGCATCGCGGACACGGGCTTGCCGCCATGACTGAAGGCGGATGCGTAGCCATCGAAGATGTCCTTCGGGTAGCGCAGGGTCGGACGCTCGACGCAGACGTAGAGGTCGACCTCCTTGACCCAGGCCCACATGCGCTTGAACTCGTTGCGCAGCACGATGATCGGCTTCCTGGCGCCGGGTGGCGTGAACTCGCTGGTCGCCCAGGTGGCAGGCTGCAGGTGATCCTCGAAGCCCGGACCGCGATAGAGCCGGACGTCGCCCTTCTGCTTGTAAAAATCCGCCGGCCAGGGATCCGCCAGATCGAAGCTGTCGGGAAACTGCTTGTTGAACTCGACGCTGAAGACGGAGATGCCCTGCAGCTGCCGGGCGATCCTTGGCACGGCCTTGACGCCGTGTTCGTCGTTGTCGGCAACGATATAGGCCTGCTTGACGCCGCTTTTGGCGAGCTGCGACCAGTCCGTCCTGGCGGGATTGAGGGCGCCGCCGATCCAGCCCAGGTGCGCGGCCCCGGACATGTCGATGCCCCAGGGATGCGACGCCGTGGCGGTCCGGTCCGTCAGCATCCGGTGCACGGCGCGGGCTGCCTTGGCACCCTCGTGGATGAAGACGGTGGTGTGGTCGTGCAGGTGCTCCATGCCCCACAGCGGCAGCGGACCGTCCGGCTCCGTCATGCGCCAGACGTCGTCGTCGAAGCAGGTCCAGGGGCGGTACTTGCTGCGGTCTGTCTTCTCGGTCCGCTGCTGCAGCATGATCAGCTGGCCGGCCTTGTTGCGGAACTCGAAGATGTTGTCCGGGCTCTCGCCCTGCAGCTCCAGCGGCAGCGTGAAGGTCTTGCCGAGCAGCTTTGATCCTGGCCATTGATAGGATCCCATGTCCCTGATGATCGCTTCCAGCTCCTCCTCTGTCGGGGCATGCTCATCGATCGAGGCCTCGACCGTGCGCGCCCTGGGGTCGAACCGTATGTAGGCCTTGTCCTCCCAGTACTTGCCCTTCTTTTCCTCGATGATGGCGACCCGGATGGAACGCGGGACTGCGCCGATGCGACCCAGGTACAGGGCAATCGACGGCACGTCAGTGAGCTGGCTGATCTTCTGCATGTTCTGCCCCGATGAAACGGAATTTATCGACGTTGATCATGCGGAAGTCGGGCGGAACGGTGCCACGAATGGCGTAGTAGCCCTTGCCGTGACCGAGCATCTCCTCGCCCAGCTCGGAAAACAGGCTCCAGTGGATCTTGGCAAATATCTTGTCGGTGTCGTCGCTGATCCAGAGGTTGAGAGCGTATTGCCCGCCGGCCAGACGACCATTCCGTCGCTGCACACGATCGGGAGTATTCTCGTCGATTTTCGTCAGGGAGTCGACCTTGCCGATCACCATTACGTTAAATGCCTGCCCATTAGGCTGAACGTCGGTAATCTCCCACCGCTTCGATACCAGATCTTGTTTCAATGCGTCCGTCATCATACCGTCTATTGCGGTCCTGATCGGCCACAAATCATCCAGCCTCGTCTTCATGCGGTGCAGGATTTTTCCGACACTATCCGGCAACCGCTCGCGCGGGCGTGCGCGCGCCGACAGGATGGCTGCCTCGTGCTTCGGGCCAATGCCGACGATGTTGCGCAAAGGCCCGATCAGTGTCCTGCGATCGCCAATGGTCGCCACCGTCCACTTGTCGATCGACTTGTCCTTGTCGGCCGCGACATGGCGCGTGCCTTCCTTCGACAGCTCGCGCAGCATCCTGAGCTGCATGTCGTCGCCCGCATGGGTCAGGGTCGCTGCCGCGAATTCCAGCGGGTGGTGCGCCTTCAGCCAGCAGCACCAGTACGAGATGACGGAATATGCGACGGCATGCGACTTGTTGAACGAGTAGGCGCCGCTGGCGCGCAGAACCAGCCACAAGTCATGGGCGACGCCATCAGGAATGCCATGCGCCTTGCAGCCTTTGTCGAAGCTGTTCCAGTATTTCTCCATTTCCATCACGCCGGCAGACTTCGATATCAGCCGGCGAATTGTCGACACCTCCTCCCACGACATGCCGACGGCGCGACAGATCTGCATGACCTGTTCCTGGTAGATGATGATGCCGAGCGTCGGCTTCAGGATCGGGTCGAACAAAGGGTGAAGGTTGGCAGGCTTCGCTTTGCCAACCTTGACGGCGATCCAGCGGGCTGCCTCGCCGCTGTCGAGCGGGCCAGGACGGGCCAGTGCGGTCAGCGCAACGATGTCGTCGAACGAATTGACAGTCGTCTTCATGCAGAGGTTCTGCAGCGCAGGTCCGTTGAACTGGAACACGCCGGCAAAGCGGCGCGCGTTCAGGATATGCAGGGCCTTCTGGTTGCCCAGGCCTATGGAATTCAATGTATCGCGCGGGAGGCCTGCCAGTTCCATGGCATCCTCGAAGACCGACAGCTGGGTCAGGCCGAGCGCATCGATCTTGAGCAGGCCGAGCGCTTCCGCATCGATCTTGTCGCACATGGTGGCGCCGGTGCGCCGATCGACAGCCACGACGTCGGACACGTCGGTGGCCGTGATCACCACACCGGCAGCGTGCTGGCCAGCATGCCTGGGGTGATCCTCCATTCTGGTCGCGTTCCACAGCTCCGGGTACTTGCCGACCAGCGGGTTGCCGCGCAGGACATGATCCAGGCTCGACTTTTCGGCCTGATCCGCGAGGTTCTCGGTGGCCCAGATCGGGATGTCGAGCGCGATCGCCAGCTCCTTCAG